TGGGCGAAATGCGGGCTTTTGATCTTCAGGCAAGAGTCCACCCATATCGTGTAATCGTAACCTTCTGGAGGGTGTGTCTTGTACCATCTTGCTGATCTTGTGTTGTCCAGTCCAGCAATAGGCTCTGTGAACACTTTTGTATCGCATGGAATTGTCTGCGGCACATGAGTCTGAGGATTGTCATAACCACCGACATTTGCGGAATAGATTAAGACCGACACAGGTAGAAGTATTCCTGTTTGGGGCCTTTGCCAGTCCTGTCTTTCTTCTCTCGGTTCACATACCCCCTGTTCCAGCAGTAAAGCAGCGTAACTTTTACTAACTGTTTAGGCATGTCAAGCAGGGTCGCAATCTCGGTTGCGCTTCTGGCCTGATCTCGACAGGCGTTCATAACTTTATCTTTGTTGCTCATCGTTTCTCCAAAAAAAAGCCCGCGAGTGGCGGGCTAACCCTGTGACCAGGGAGGAGGAGAAATGCCTCGGAGGATGAGGCCATTTCAGAATAGCACACCACAGACTTAAACAGTATATATCAGGAAATGTCCACCAGTTTGTGAACCCACCTGTTATCTTTCTTCTTCCAGCCAATTACCCAGATAGACCAGTTAGCTTTTCTGACTGGGCCTACGGTATCGGATTCTTCTATCTTTCGTACCCTGCTAGAAATGTTGTCCCAACTAGTACATTGCACCGCAACAGTTTCACCGTCCTTTATGGCTACTATGTCTGTCCAGCCCCATAAGTCTTTGCGGATGTTTGCGCCAGGAATCCAGCGTTCACAGACCTCTGCTAGGTAGCCTTCCTCCCGCAGCCACTTTAGGGTGAGTTGTGTAGGGCTAGTCGCCACAGAAGCACTCTATTGAGTCTTCAAACATATCGCTCTGGCGGTCTATAAACTTGTGGATGTCCGCATATCGTGGGCGGTCTATCCTAAACCTGTTGCCATCCCCGCTTGTCTGCGTCTGCGCCCAGTCTTCCATTTTTGCCCACCAGATTGCCCTTTCGGGTTTTTGAGCTACCAAAGTGGTTATTTTGGGCAGAGCTTTTAGAAAGCAAAGGTCGCAGTTCCCGCCTATGGTTTCACCGTTAATCACGGGGAGCTTAAGGTCAAAAGATGATCTACCCCAGAAGTTCAGAACATCCTTTTTAACAATGCCAGCATCCGCAAGGGGCATGATAGGCGTATCTGCTTTGGAGTCTGGCTGCATCTTAATGACCCGCCTTTGCTCATCGTGGCGTATGCCAATCATGTTTAGCCACTCATCCCACCCAATGCTTTGCAGGTAACGCTTTACCGTTCTGATTTTGAGTTCTACGGTACAGAACCTAGCCCGTGTGTTTGGAAGCATCTTTCGTTCTTTAATGATCTGCTCAAACGGCTCACCGTTTCTGCTTGCGGTTTCAAAATTAACCCGCGCAAAATCCTTGCTAGATCTGTATTCCAGCCAATGTATCTCCACACCCCAGTTTTGCTCACAATCCCGCACAAACTCTAGCGTGGCCTCTTCTTCTTTCCCCGTATTGGCAAAGCAAACAATGGCTTCTTCTGGTAGCCCTTGGTTGGCCTCTAAGACCCGCCACAGCATATAGGCAGAAGTCCGTCCACCACTAAAGCTGATGACTGTTGGCTCGTCTATTAGGAACGGGTTTCTTCCAGGGTTTGCCAAAGATCCTTTTGTGGCAGGACTGACAATAAAATCTTCTTGGCTCAAACTGAATTCTTCCTGCGCAGCCATTACACTTCCTCCATCGTTTTTTTGGTTCGTACATCTATAAGTCCCCTCTCGAATAACTCAAATATTGTTTTACGCCACGCCCGCAACCACATCTCCTCCCTTTGCCACTTAGCCAAGTCTTTGCCTTGGTCTAGGATGTAATGACACTCAGGGCAGAGAGCCGCAACATAGCAATCGTGGGCCTTTATACCCATACCCTTGCCAGACCAACTCCAGTTGGCATGAGCCGCTTGTGTGCCTTCTCGCCCGCACTCTTGGCAGGGCAGAGAGGCAACGGCCTTTAGGAGTTTAGCGTTGCGGTACATTCTTCTCCTTGAGTTTGGCTTCGATGTCTTTAGCAAACCCCCACTCATTAAACTCCTCATCGTTGTAAGTATGGTCTTCACGAATGTCGTATATCTCTTGATCCGTTAGCCCAACCCATTCATGTTTACATTTTGCCGTTTCATCGACAGGTTCTTGCGATATGTCGCTGGTGCGTACAGGTTTCTGCTCCACCCAAATGTCGTAAATGTCGTCATCAGGATCTTGCTTCATCGCGCTAATGCTCATTCTTACTCTCCTCGTGTTCTATCAGCTTGTCTATAAAGTGCTTGGCTTTATAAAGATCTTGTATACCGCCTTTGTCCTTCCACCTGCTTAAATACTTTATAGCTGACCCCTCGCAGTAACCTATGCCGTTAGACAGAACATAGTCCCAAGGCTGGATAACTAGACGCTTATAGTGACTACCCCCTATTTGCTTGTCGTTTACAGCGTCTTTCACAGCCACAATTGTTGGTTTTCCAGTCTCCATCAGGCTCCCCGTATCTGTCGAAAATTGAGTCCTTTATCTGCTGCCGCAGCACCTTGCATGGTTCCGAACTTAGAATTCTTAGTCTGCATCGCCCGCAGTTTAGATTGAATACGCCTCGACTTTCGCAGTCCAGACAGATTGAAGGGGTCTGCGGAGAAGAACTCGTCTCTTGTGTTGGAGATGGGCTTGTCAGAATATCCAGTTGGGGCGTATCTGAGGCCCGTTTTCTTGATCTTGTTTTCACGGATTAGCCTATCCAGTATTGAGTACAGACTGCCCTTGTTATGGCCTGTGAGATCCATAATCTCAGCCGCAGACAGGCTTCTAGTTATAACTGCTTCTACCTCTGTGTCACGCTTCATAAGCCCTCCTAAATTTAGCAAGCTTCTCCTCGCTTGGCGTTGGTCTGTAAGTTAGTTGTGGTTGGTCAAAGTAGGTCGGAGCCTTCTTACACAGGTCTTTGAACTGGATAAGGTTGGGTGGGCGTTCTCCAAGCATAGATAGTCCATACTTGATCTGCTCTACGGTATAGCCGCGCAATTCATCTGCCCACGCGCCCTTTACTTCATCCAGAGGCATACCGTCAAACTTGCGAGTCCATTCCTGACCGTAGACCACCAGCATCTTGTTCCACAAAGCATCTATCGCGGATAGGTTCATAGGATCATCAACCTTTCTACAGGCTGCCCAGGTTCAGGCCACTTTCTCCCTGTCATCTCTTCCCACTTCTTTCGTTTAGCAAGCTCGTCTCTTTCCGCAAATGTTAACAGTTTATCCTGCGGCTTGTCTTTCACCCACTCAGCCTTAAACCCTCGCCAGCCACGAGCCACAATCTCGGAAAGAGCGTTCTCTAAAGACCAGCCAGCAAGATCAGCTTCCTTCTGGATTGTCTTTATAACCGTCTCGGTTACTACTGCCCGCTGCTTTTGCCTTTGCTGAAGAAAAGAGTCCCATACCTCTGAAGACACGCCTTCAGGCGCAGGTAGTTTTTTTATTGGTTTATGGTTATTGGTTAATGGTTCTTGGTTAGGGTTACGACTGGGTTGCGATTGGGAACCGACTGGGTTTTTTTCCTTCTTAGGTCGTCCACCAGCCTTGCCGTTAAGCCGATTTGTCTCACACTTAGCGTGATACTCCGCAATCTCAGAGTCTATTCTTTTGTGCCGCCAACCATCTTCTGACTGCGAAAAAAAGTCCTGAAGAACCGCAATTAAAGCGTTCCGTTCTTCTTCGGTTGCGAGTCGTAACCGTCTGGAAACCGACTGGGTTTCGAGTGGGATAGGAGACTCGTCTAGGTAATACCAGTCTATGAGGTCGCGGTAAATGGAGTGTTCAAGCCGAGATAGGTGGACTGTATCCTTGCGGTAGTCCCCAATGTTGAAGCTGTAGTAATACATAACCAATTCCCTTTAGGTCGGCCCGCACGGGGTGAGAATCCAGCGGGAGGCCTACATTGCGTATGAAACTGGCAGCGGGCCGATCTGAAAGGAACTGGCTTACTGCCTCCACTTTGTGCTTCTCACGGCACACATAATAAGATACCACAAATCAGGAAAAGTTCACGCTATTTTGCAAGACCTGAAAAACGCCTCTCCGTTTACAACCTCGCAAAGCTCTGGGGGCAGCAGTACGCCATTACGGAAGGTGAGTACCGCAAACCCACTCGCCCAGGGGACTGGGTTATGTTCTAGATACAAAAATTGTGGGCCATCGGGTTCTGCAAGCGTACCTGTGTCTACACCGTATCTACGCCCCGAGTAATCTCCCCAGGCGGTTACTTGTAGTCTATGTAAGTGACCAGTTACCATGTTGACCCCGCCCTTTAAGGCGTTGTTATAGGTCGCGTGTATTCCGTTATGCCACCTGTGCTTTACAAGCGTGTTCCCGTTTATGTCTATCGCATAAGTTGGCTTCCACCTTGGGAAATACTCAAACAAATCTGTAAAAGGCATCCCACTTACTTCTGGCGCGTTTACCCGAATATACCGCCACAATCGGCTGTCATGGTTGCCTACCGTCCACAGGCATTTACTGTTCTTGCTTCTGTCCTCTATCTCTGTCATCCGTTCTACGCAAGCCTCCACTTCCTCTTTCGGACTGGGAGCCTTATCCCCGTAGAGTGGGTCATGCCGAGAAACACGCGCCCCATCAAACACATCTCCGTTGGCAATTATGATGGCGGGCTTAATCGCCTCTACCGCAGCAAGTAATGCCTTGTGAGCTACTGTTGCTGGCCCAGGCCAGTAGTGCGCGTCTGAAAACACAATTACCACCCCGTCTTTAAGCTCCGCATAAATCTTCTGCTCGTGCGTGACATTAGTGACATTTGTTTTATCAGAAAACGATAGGAGTTCTATGCCATACCGTTTTTGCAACCTGTTCCTGCGTTCATAAACATTTCTAACTGTGACCCCAAGATGCTCGGCAATCTTTTGCGGGCTACCCAATTCTTTGAACAACTGAATAAACTGCTCATCCGTACAAGCTGATGCCGCCATTTACAACTCCTTCGGGTCGAAACCCAATGTGGTAGAAACTTTTGCCGCAGCATCCAAGAAAGTTTTTGTATGCTTATCCCAGTTGGGATCTTTGCGGTCATATAGATAGAGGTGGATCATTTCGTGAGCCATCGTTCTGATACAAGTATCTAAATGCGCGTGTTTAGCAGACGAAATGGTTATCTTGTGCGGCTCTGGCTCAAACATCCCGTAGACATCTGGGAGATGCCTGACAACGAAAAGAATGTCTTTAGAGGGGGGAAGATTCCACGCTTTTATGGGAGGCAACTGGATAAGCAGTTCATAGACTGCGATACAAGTAGATCTTGTCACCAGTTTCATGCGGGCTACCTTATCACGAATTGTTTACAAAACAAAGACTTGGGCAATATAGTTAAACTGTTGCATTTATACAACTCAGGGTTTTCCCTAATATAAATTTCACGCACAAACACGGAAGATGTGCTTGTGGTTATTTACGAGGAGAACTACATGGAGGACTATAACGATGCCGCTGGGCAAGCTCACCAAACCGACCTTCTTAGGCAGCAGGAACTTGAAGAGGCTCTTGGTCTTTACGCGCCTGTTTATGTTTTACCAGGCAACCAACTTACCCTTGAGATACAGTATTTCAAAAGCATGGAGGCT